TGAATATTATGATGAATAAAGTGTATCGACTATCCCTGATGAATGTAAGGGAGTAGAATGGGAGATAGGCGCCCATTCGAAGCGGAAGACTATCGAAAGATAGAAGATATAGTCAGTGCCCATGGGGACATGGGGCAAACACGTGTAGAACTGCAAATGGCTGGGACATTAATGGTTTTGGTCAATTAAAAGATGGACGCGGAAATATTTGCCCAGTAACAATTATTCTTCCCACACTTGCAATGGAAGCAAAAGAGTATATTCTCAAACACTCTACTGGCGAAGATCTTGAAGGACAAACAGTTGATAAATTTTTGTCTGTTCTCGATCAAAAATTGCATGAAGCAAAAGATCAATTAATTGAGCGTTTTGAGTGGATTTGTAAACAAAGTCCCGAAGCCGCAAAATTCATGTATGAGAATAACGTGATGGCTGGATATAATCCTGAGGAAGGAATCCGCTCTGCTCTTAAACATGGTACTTTAGCTATTGGTTTATTAGGTATGGCAGAGACACTCCAAATTCTTATTGGATGTAATCAGCTTGAGCCAGAGGGTATGGAGTTAGCCAAACGAATTTGCCAGCTGTATAAAACTCGCTGTGCAGAATTTAAAGAGCAGTATAAATTAAATTTTGGTGTTTATTATACGCCTGCTGAAAATCTATGCTATACTGCAATGAAAAAATTCCAAAAGAAATATGGTAAGATCCCTAATATTTCTGATAGAGATTTCTTTACTAACTCAATCCATGTTCCGGTTTGGGAAGAAGTAGACATCTTTAAAAAGATTGATATTGAATCTCAATTAACTGGATATTCTAGCGCTGGATGTATCACTTATATTGAACTCGATTCAGGCGCAAAACACAACATTGATGCTCTTGAGACAATAGTTGATTATGCAATGGATCATGATATTCCATACTTTGCAATTAATGTTCCTAATGATATGTGTATGGATTGCGGCTATACTGATGAAATTGGTAACGATTGTCCTCAATGTCATGGTACAAATATTCGTCGTTTGCGCAGAGTGACAGGATATTTAACTGGTGATTATAAAACTGCTTTTAATCCTGGCAAGCAAGCCGAAGCAGAAGCAAGATTTAAGCATAGTAAAATTACCAAATTTGGGAAAGGGAATAATTAATGGTTTATCAAGGTTCAAAATCGAGAGTAGCTAAAGATATTTGTCCTATCATTCAAAAAGCAATAGATGAATCAAATTGTGATACATTTATTGATGCCTTTGTTGGCGGTGCGAACCTAATCTAGCATATTAAATGTGAAAATAGAATTGGTTATGACATTAATCCTTATCTGATTGCATTACTTAATAATTTAGATAAGATTCCAAATTTTAAAGTCCCTATTTCAAAAGAAGAGTATGATATTTGCCGAGCTGAGTGGCGCTCCGCTCAATTAACACATCCAGACTGGTATATTGGTGCTGTCGGCTTATTGCTTCTTTTGGCGGAAGATTTTATGATGGCGGATATGCAAAAGATGTCCCTGCAAGTGACCCAAAGCGACATGAACATCGTAATAGGAAAAATAACATTCTTAAACAGACATCAGAATTAATTGGTTGTAAATTTGAAGTAAAGGATTTCTTTTCTCTTGATTGCACAAATGCCATTATTTATTGCGATCCGCCTTATAACGGGACCAAACCTTATCCATATGATAACTATGATAAAGAAGCGTTTTGGAATAAGGTTAGAGAATTATCTGAACATAACCAAGTCTTTATTTCTGAGTTGAGCGCACCAGATGATTTTAAGATGGTTTGGCATAAGAAAATTAAAAATACTGTCGGATTAAATAATTCTCTTGACCAAGTCGAGAAACTATTTATTAAGAAATAACATTAGAAAGTCAGGCTTTAATGCTTGACTTTCTTTTTCTTTTATGATATAATATTTATAGAAATATGAAAGAGGTGCCTTATGGAATTAAGTATTGAACAGCAAATGGCTGTGGAAACCAATGCTGAAAAAGTTCTGGTTATTAGCTGCGCGGGAGCAGGTAAAACCCGTACTCTAACTGAACGCGCGAAGTATTTGCTTCTTAATGGAGTAAAACCATCAGAGCTTATTCTTATTACATATACAAACAATGCGGCGCAGGAAATGAAAGACCGCCTGTCTGATTGCCCTGGCTTTGATAAAGTGTCTATTGGTACAATCCATAGTTATGCCGCACAATTACTTTCAATGAACAAAATCGGATTGGATAATATTCTTGAGCGCGCGCGCGAAGATGATGATTTTGATAGTCTTTTCCGCGAAGTGAAAAAGCATCTGAATACGATGTTTATTCCTGCTATTGATCACTTACTCATTGACGAGTTTCAGGATGTAGCACCGCAGGAATATGAGTTCATTAAAACAATTCTGAAGCCAAAGCATTTTTTTGCCGTTGGTGATCCACGTCAGATGATTTATTCTTTTAAGGGTAGTTCAAAAGAAGTATTCAATAGCCTATACAACGATCCGCAGACAAAGATTTTTGAGTTGACTGAAAATTATCGTTCTCGTTCTGGCATTCTCAAAGTTGCACAACAAGCTATTCGAGATCTTGATGAAGCTGCAATTACAGATGTTGTTCCGATGAAGCGAGGAATGGCAGAAGTTACTTCTATGGCTTTTGATATTCCTGCAGTCGCATATATGCTTAAAGAACGTGGCGATTATAAGGACTGGTTTGTTCTTGCGCGTTCAAATAAACTTGTTGCAGAAATTGCGGCGGAATTTGATGCGCTAGGCGTGCCTTATGTCAATTTTCGTCAAGCAGAAAAGACGACTGAAGAAATTCATCAGTTGATGGATGAGAATGTCGTTAAGTTACTTACTATTCATTCTGCCAAAGGACTTGAATCTAAGAACGTTGTTCTGTTTGAGAATTTCTTAGGTAACAATCGTTATTCTCAGGAAGCAAGAGACGAGGAACGCCGTATTCGTTATGTTGGCATCACTCGCGCAGAAGATAAACTTGTACTTGTTAAACAAAAGCGAGCAGGCCGCGCGAGAATGCAAAGACCTACAAATTTTAATTATGCTCGAGGTTTTGGATTTTGAATTATGCAGGCATAAAGTATTTTGATATTGCAAATGCGCCGGGTGTTGGAGTAAGTCTTTTTGTGTCTGGATGCCCTTTTCATTGCGAGGGATGCTTTAACTCCGAAGCGCAAGATTATAATTTTGGAGAGCCTTATACAAATAAAACTACTTCTACTATTGTAGAGTTTTTTAAGAAGCATCCACAAGTGAAGAGCTTTTCCCTTCTTGGCGGGGAGCCTTTTGCATAGGACGTTAATGGACGTTCTCATATAGCTCATCTTGTGCAAAGGTTAAGAGATGAAACTCAATGTGAAAATTATTGGGTTTGGTCTGGACAGAAATTTGAAGATTTAATTCAAAAGCCAGAAGGTAAGCTACTTTTAATGTTTGATGTATTAGTGGATGGTCCTTTTGAACTCGATAAAAAAGACCCCAGCTTGGCTCATAGAGGTTCTTCAAATCAGCGCATAATTGATTTAAAGTACTTTTTTAAGACTGGCGAGGTTAAGTTATGGAGTGAATCTTAATGACTTACACTTGTATCATATATTATTTGCATGATAGTTTTGTTAATTTAGCACTAAATCGTTTTGGTAAAGAGATTGGAAAAAATCTTGATATGCCATTGAGTGCGGCAATAGATAATGCCACATTTGCACTTGATGATAATAAAAGAATTGTTGTTTAGACAATTAAAGGTTTATCTCGTGGCTCAATAGCGAGTTGCAGGTCAACTTATGCTATTGTTGAAGGCGCGCTTATAACGCCAGAAACGGTGGATATTTATAATCAGTTAGCCCAAACAACGGGTGAAGTATTCCTTTGGGAAGAAAGAGAGTTGCAGGAGTAATGACGTAAATGGGAATTTTGTTCTCTGTGATAGGGGCACTCGTTGGCGCGATTATAGTTTATATTATAATGCGCGGGCGCCAAGAGGAAGTTAAGCAAATCAATAGAGCGCAATTAGAAGCGTTTGATAAAGAAGTTCAGGAGAAAAAGGTAGTTACTTAGCGTTTAATAGATTCTTATAATGAATCACTTGAGCGCGCGAAACAAGAAAATAATAAAGCATTAGAACACGCGAGACGATACAATCAAGAACAATTAAAGCAAGTTCAATCAGATTATTATAATAAAGTTCAAGATTATACTAATCAAGCGGAAGAACAAAAGACCTTTCTAAACAGGGATATTGCCGAGCTTCAGGCTAAAATTGTTGCTCTTGAAAAAGACTATGATCATAAGATTGCTGATTTTGATAGGCAATGGTAGTCTTTGATGAAAGAACGTCGTGAAGCGATGGATAAATTAGAAGAAGAGAATTTGGATGATTACCTTGATTAGCAAATGTCTCTTGAATCTCAATATCAAAAGGACAAAGCAAAACTTTAGTCTGAGATTAATAATTTGTCTGCTTTGCGCGCGAGTCTTATTGAAGCGCAAATTCGTGAACAAAAGCTCAAAGATGAACAAGACTTTTATCGTATTTATCTTTCTATTGATGCTCAAGAGGATATTGATAAATTACTTCGTTTTGCTAAAGAGTGTCACAGTCAACAGCCTTTGCGCAAGCTGATTTGGAGTGAATACTTCTTAAAGCCTTTCGGTGAAATGGCAGGACGTATCCTTGGTAAGGACAAAATTTCTGGCATTTACAAGATTACTAATATCAAAGACGGTAAAATATATATTGGACAGAGTACTGATATAAAGACTCGTTGGTCTAATCATATTAAAGCCGCACTCAAAATAGATTCAATAGCTCACTCAAGAGTCCATGACGCGATGGGTGAGGAAGGTATTTGGAACTTTACTTTTGAGTTATTAGAGCAATGTCCAAAGGAGAAATTAAATGAGCGAGAAAAATACTATATAGAGTTCTACCAGTCAAACACTTATGGTTACAACAAAACCGCTGGAGGAGCGTGAAGTTACAAATATCGAGTTTATTAATAGAGATACTGGATAGACTGTTTTAAGATTAGATAAAGCAAAAGTTAGTGCTGAATTAGAACATGAAATAACTTTTCCAAGAGGAGAAATAAAATGGTCTACAACTCGCTCGATATTGATTAGATGACTTGCACTGGCGCATATCTTATTTCGCGCAATAACGGTACTTACGATATGATTTTAAAATATGTTACCGATGACGGACGGAAAGTGACAATTGAAGGAATCGTAAGTTATTTTAGACCTTAGATTAATTTGTACGACGGTAGTGGTTCTGGTAATATTGATTTTGTTCTTGAAAGAAATATTGACGAAGGTAATAATTTATTTACCATGAGGATAGAAGATAAATGACTTATTCTGACATATTGAAAGAAATGGAACGCCATGGCATGGACGAGTTTTGCATTGAGCGCTATGAAGTTGAAACCGTTGCGCCGAATAAATACCTCATTCATATTGTTTTTGATGGTAAAAAGAAAAAGATGTATTTAACCGCGCGAGCAGAAGATGTGATTGAATCTCATACATTTGAATCTGTTTCTGCTTTTGGTGGACGTAATTCAAAGAAACTAATTGAATATCAAGGCCCTATTGTCAAACTTGGGTTAAATACTTCTATTGATTTTAATAAAGATAACCCCGTCACGATTTATTTCGTTGACAAGGAGAAAAACTAATGCAATTTGATAATACAAGAACTTTTAATTGGGAAGGTGCTTTTCATGGTATGAGAGCGCCACTTGAATCTTGGGCAAAATCGGATAGTATGTTTGGTCTTGCGCCAATGGAAAGTACATATGATTTAGAGATGCTAAATACTTGGCGTGATAAAGAATACCCTGACGGATTTAACACAGAACAAGAAAGGACCGCTTATAATGCAGAAAAAATTTCATGGATTGACAACAATGGCATTTTGTGTTGCGATAATAATTGCATGGAGTTTGCTTTTCTTGGACCGGCGGACTTGGATCTCGCTCAGCGATTGATTAAGGCTGGCCCAGAGCATAGAAAATTTTTGCGTCAGATTTTTGTTTCGGCTTATATTAGTCTACCTTTGTCTATATGGAAATAGCTTGATACATATAAAATTGGTACTGTAACCAATTCTACTTCTACTATGCATAAAATTCAGTCTAAGCCGCTTACAAGAGAAAGCTTCGAGATTGAACAAATTCCTTATGAAGAACAGGAAGAAATGGAACAACGTGATGGTATTTACTGTGCGGGTGAACTGAGTGATTTGCTTGATGAAACAATTCAAACTTGTGAAGATTTGCGCAGAGCATTTAATCAAACAAAAGATAAACGCTATTGGCGTAAGCTAATTGAATTGCTCCCTGAATCTTATCTCCAAGCGCGTGAATATACCTTAAACTATGAGGTTCTTCGTTCTATTGTTCATCAGCGCAAAGGGCATAAGCTAGGCGAATGGCAGAAATTTATTCATTGGGTTCATACTTTACCTTATGCAGAGGAGTTAATTTTCTATGATGGAGACAAGTAATATGAATTATGAGGAACGTTCTTTGAATACTTCTAAAGCTGTTGGGCAATGCGTTGACTAGATTTCATTGCTCGATCCTATTCAAGAGGACCCTGGCAATGAGCTTCATGAAGTTCCTAATGACATGGTAGACCATCCTAATCATTATCAAGCCGGTGGTCTTGAATGTATTGACGTTATGGAACAACTTTATGGACGTGAAGCAGTAGAGTCTTGGATTAAACTAACTATCTTTAAGTATGTCTGGCGCGCGGATAAAAAAGATGGCGCACAAGATATTGATAAAATTCGATGGTACTCTGAGAAATTGGTTGAAATGTTGAAAGAGGATGGAGAATATTGACTCGGAAGAGATTTATAAAGTCTATGATGGCAGTTGGCTGGCAGCGAAACGAAGCTAATGATTACGCTCGTTTAAAGCCGAGTTATCTTTCTTATTCTCGCTATTGGAGTATCTATTGTCAATGGATTAAAAAGATGAGATATGCGCTCGAGAACGATTCGACTGAGGAATTTATAAAGGAGTATTATCTTGTCACAGATTAACTCTCTATTTTTGAAAGGACGAATCATGACTAAGAAAAGATTTATTAAACTCCTAATGGGCATTGGGATTCCGCGGAATCAAGCGGAAGTATTTGCCTATTGGAAACATAAATGGCTTAAACCCTATGCTCAAAGCTGGAATGATTATGCTGCAACTCTTTCGCATAATCTTCAGTTTAGTTACTCACCAGGAGAGCCTGGTGAAGAGATTATTCTTCGAGATTTAAAATATTTGGAGTTACATAGAAATGAAAGATAATAATCCCATGGGCAATTTGATTGATTTATTTTTTGATCCAGATTACGTCAAAGCTATGTCTCAGCTTAACACTGTTGATGTAGGCAAGCTGAGCGATTCTGAAATAGCTAAAATGATTGATCTACTTTGCAACGGAGCAAAAACAGAATAAATTATTTAATTGCGTCGGATTTTATATCCGGCGCATTTTTATTTAATACTTATAATTAATGCCCAAAAATCTTACTTTACCATTAGATAACTTCAATAGGAGGGAGAGGTATGCTTTCTACACAAGGAACAAACATCACAATCACTCGTGGAGATAGTGCTTACATCACAGTTTCCATTACTGATTCTAAAGGCAACCCCTATACTCCAGGTCCCGACGATAAGATTCGCGCGCAAGTTAGACAGGATGCTTCTGCCACAAAAATATTGTTTGAAAGTCAAATTCCTTACGATACTCTTGTTTGGCATATAAAACCAGAAGACACCGCTCAAGCGCAAATGGGCAAATCTTATGTTTATGACATGGAGATTGAGACTGCCGAAGGCGATGTTTTTACTTTTATTCCTTTGTCTAGTTTCACCGTAAGCAAGGAAGTGACTAGAATTGGAACAGAATGAAATTTTATATGGCGCGATAAAAAATTAGTCTTCTCTTGAAGGTGTACTCGATGTTGGTGCATTGAGTGGCGATATTGCTTGTTATTCAACACTTTCTGGTGCACTTGCCGAGGATGGTAGTATTTCTGGTGCATTGTCCAATCCTATTTTACGTGGTTACTCTGCTTATGCTATTGCAGTCATGCATGGCTTTAAAGGCACAGAGAAAGAATGGCTAGATAGCTTAAAGCCCGTAAATGGAGTTGATTACTTCATTGATGAAGACAAAATCGTCGAAACGGTTAAAGCTGATTTAAAAGATACTTTTGTTGTAAGACGAGATGGCTATTCTTTAATCTCTTTAACCGATATTGCTAAATTAACTAATATTGCTGATAGAGCGACTCGCGTAGAACCATCTACTATCAATGGTAATATCATTATCAATGGCAAAGAAACAAAGGTTTATCGCGGGCTTCCTCTTGATGATTCCGAATATATAAAGAACCAAGATGAGGTTCGATTGTGCTCTGGTGGCGCCGCAGATAATTATGGCTTCGGTAAAGAGGACGATACATTCATCTTTGAGGGGTGAGATAAATGCCGGGTAAAACACTAAAAACTAGAATACAAAACAAAGTTGACTCATTAGCTAACTTACAAGCTAATAACCCCTATATTCTTGCGGGCGAGCTTGTAACTGCTTACACTACCGTTGGAGTTAAGCAAGAGGATGGTAATGTAGTTCAAAAGAGAGTCGCTTATATCTATGTAGGTCCGGGCAACTTTAACGACTTGTATCCTATTGTAGGACCTTCTGCCGATGTTAAGGCTTGGGCTAAGGTCGATAATTTTGTCGATGTCGTTATTGAAAAATTAACTAAGACTGACGAGAAAGGCGACATTGCTGAGAATGATACAGTTAATACAATGATTAACCGTATCAATAATAACTTCGCGCAAATTAAAACTGATATGCCATCTAAGACTTCTGATTTAACCAATGATGGTGAAGGTGCTGAAGTTCCTATTAAGGATTTCATTACTGGTTATGAGTCTTATTAGTTTGTAAGTCGAGATTCAGTTAAAAATTATATTAACACTTTTGGTTTGCAAGACCTAGAAGAAATCAAAAAGAAACTTGCCGAACTCGAAAAGAAAGTTGATGATAATTTAAAGGCGATTGATGAACGCTTTAAGTTATATTATACTAAGACTGAAATTAACGATTTACTTGCTGGTTATCTTAAAGGTGTTTAGATTGGCGATAAAGATGGCGGAGTTGTACTCAGTCCTGCTTCTACTGTGGTCACTTCTGGACAGCTTTGGACTCAGATTAAAGATGCTTCTCAAAAGGATATTGAGAAGATTGCTGACGCAGCTGCTTCTACTGCTCTCAGTCAAGCTAAGACTTATACTGATACTAAGTTAAGTGAATTTATCACTATTTCTTATAAAGGCCCTTATGATTCTTATGCGGCTTTACTTGCAAACAATGTTGATGGCGGTAAAGCTGGTGTCATTTATCTTGTAAGTCATAACCATAATGATAATGATAGTTATGATTCAACAGATAGTGATATATTTGATGAGTACATTTGGGTTACACGTCAAGATGGCGGGCAACCTGGCTTTGAGAAAGTTGGTAATACAGATGTTAAGTTAAGCAGCTATCTCCAAGCTGTGCTTAAAGAGGATAAGACTGGTGTTCTTGAAGGCGACGAAGGCTCTGTCTCTAAAATTGAGATTGTTGAAGATCCAGTTGGTAGTGGCAACAAGGTCTTTAAAGTAACTTATAAGACTTTAATCAAGAGCGAGACATTTGATGCGGGTAAAGTTGCTGTTGGCTTTGGCAATGGAGCATTAAAGTCATCTGCTTTAGTCAATATTCCTTTAGCTGGTATCGCAGCAGGTAGTGCAGAATCTGATATTAACGAAACCACTACACTAGGTGGAGCAATCAGAAACTTAGAAACTAAGATTGCTGATGCAAAAGCCGACGGTGTTAAAGAGGTTGATATTGCTACTGATGGTGGTGTTGACGTTAGTGGTGGCCCGATTACCAACAAAGGTACATTAAAGGTTAGTCACTCTTTAAGAGCAACTGCGACTTCTGCTGTTAGTGATACTGTGGGTTCTGCGGATGAGCGCACTTATGTTAAAGAAATTGCACTCGATAAATATGGCCATATTGTTAGTGTCACTACTGGTAAGGAAACTAATGTTGATAGTTATGCTACCGGTGGTTCATTTGCCGCGGACAATACAAAAATTGAATTAACCGTTACTGGTACTGGTCCTAATTTCAAAACATTTAAAGCAGGACTTAATAAATTGCCCGCTATGTTATTATCTCAAACTGATGCCGAAGATGATTTCTTAGTACTTTATTGCGGCACTAGTAACATTTTAGCTTCAACAGAACAAGTCAATTATATCTAATAAGGTGGTGAGTTGATGCTCAAGGCTAGAATACAATTTAAAAAAGACACCAGCGAGGCTTGGCGCATCAATAATCCTGTTCTATTGGATGGCGAAGCTGGTTATGAATCAGATACAAATTTAATGAAAGTTGGCGATGGGATTCATCGCTGGCTTGAATTAGACTATACAAACTCTGGTGCAACTGCGATAGCAAGTACAGCTAACTATGCTATTAATGCTGGTGCGCTAGGCGGAACTTCTGCGGCTGATTGGGCTAAGAAGTTTGACAATTATGTTTTAAATACTCGAATTGAAGCCGTTATGTCAACTGCTTCAGCCGCGGACAAAATACCAACCTCAATAGCAGTTACTAATTGGGTTAAGTCGCAAAATTTCGCGAGTACCGGTGATATTACTACTTGGGAGGACTTTTAATGGCTAATAAATTATTAAAACCAAAGAGAGGTAGGGTAGAGAACCTGCCTAAATTGGCTGTTGAAGATGGCTCTCTTATTTTTGCTTATGATACCAAATCTCCCACTAGTACTGTTTTAGTTGATGTTGGAGAAACTAGATATGAATTATCTGCGGCGACGGCAAAGAAAGCAGATGATTCTAATGCTCTTGGCGGCAGTAGTCTTCAAAATATTGTTGACAAGATTGACAATGCGACGGGTGATGGAACTGCCTTTACTGGTTTAGATACAACCACTAATAATAAAATTAAACTTACTCGTGCGAATGGTGGAACAGTAGAAAAAATCATTAACAATGTTTCCAATGCTTCTTCTGCTAGTTTCGCATCAACGGCAACCCTAGCTGCTTACCCTCAAGGTTTCGAATCTCATACAACTTCTGCTACCTGGGGTAATACAACAGGTACTTTTTTAACTGGTTGGCACACTTCGTCTGGTGGCGATGTCGCTTTTATGAATAACAACCCGTCAAGTGGAAAAGTTTCAATGAAGCTTGATGGCTATTTCTATCAAAATGAAGGTGCTAATAGAGTCCTTGATACCAGTGATGCAGCTAGCTATGTTAAAAAAGCTGGCGATACGATGACTGGTCTTTTGACTTTAAAGATTGGTAGTCAATAGGGTGTTAAGCTTGGTTCAGCTTGGATGACATCTGCGAGTGATACCAATGGTGAATTTATTTTTCAAAATGGACATCTCCGTTTCGGCGCATCAGATTGGAATTATGACAAATGGGCAGGATTAAAATATGATGCTGATAACAAATATATCTATCTTGGTATTGCAGATGGTACAATTTTTACTGCCAATAAACCATAGAGCGGTGGTTTACTTTTTACTCCTGGTATTAGTGGTATTTATATTGGCGGCACAACTACTACCCGCGTTGCCACTTCTTCTGATTTAAGTAATTATGTTGCTAAATCTGGTGACACCATGACTGGTGCACTGAATTTTGCAAATAGCACATGGAATAAAGTTGGCGATAATGTTAAAATTGGAGATCACAATATTGCTGGTAGCTTAGGTATTATTGGAGTAAATGGACAAACTCGTATTGATTGGTGCCAATATGACGACGTCAGTAAATATCAAGGTATTGTTTACGACGGTATAAAGTTAGCAACTAGCGGCACATTCAAAGCTGATTATTTCGATGGTACTATTGCTAATGCAACCAGCGCAGAAAATGCTTCTCATTTAGGCGGCAAAGTTGCATCTGATTATGCTCTAAAGGCTGATTTGTCAGGAGATATTAATGCTTTATCTGCTAAGCGTTTACCATCTTACCAATCCGTCTCTGTAGCTAATTCTTTCTTCTATCGTTACGGTACAGCTGGCAATACTTCTGATGGCGGAGCTTGGACTGGATTCCCTTCAGCAACTCTCTATAATGCCGCTTCAACTGTTAATGGCTTCGGCAATGCGCTTTTTCAAAAGAAAGTTGGTGTTCTTCACTTAGCAGCTGGTTCTTCTGCTCATGATCTTGTATTTCAAGCTGGCGGCACCAATAGCGGTATTGCTTATGTTGCAACTGGGCGTAATCCCGCCTACATTCTCGACACTCTTAACTACAAAGACAAAGCATATACATTTAACAAATTAACTGCAACCAGTACATTTACGGCAACTGGTGGTGTAGTTATTGACGGAGGAAGTTATTAATGGCTTTACAATTAATGGGCGCTGCGCCCACGGCAAAAGAAATCGGAAGCTACTTGGACTTCCACGTAGACGCGAACAAAGGTGCAAAAGATTATGATGTAAGATTATAGGCCAAAGATAGTGAGCTTGATGTTATCGGTTCAAAAGGCGATTCAAGCACTATCTTTAAAGTTGGTAATAATTTTATGGCTTGGACAGATTCCGAAGGTGGTAATATTCGTATCTATTCTCCATCCCAAGCCTATTTTTATGAGATGGATGCATATAATCATAGTTTAAGGATTGGCGGTAGGAAAGTAAGCAATGGTGCTTTTAAAAGTATTACACTTCTTGACACTGATGGCTATTCAACTTTCAATCGCGCCTATAATGCTGTCTATAATGATTATGCTGAATTTTTCCCTCGTGGAGAAGACACAGAGCCTGGTGACATCATCGCTCTTGATGATTCTGTTGACCAAGAGCAATACGTTAAAGCCACTATTGATTCTTGTCGAGTCGTTGGGATTCATTCTAACGAATATGCTTTTTTAATTGGTGGTGAAAATCCACCGGAAGGACAAGATTTTTACTCTTACAATATTTCTAAATATATTCCAGTTGGTTTAGCAGGACGTTGTAGAGTTAAAGTTCTCGGTCCCATTCGCAAAGGTTAGGATATAATTCCTACTTCTATCCCTGGTGTTGGACGTGCGTTTAATAAAGAAAAAGATAATCCGTCACTTCTTTATTTGTCTGTTGGTTTTGCTGTTGAAAACTCAACAGGTGAGTCAATCAAATTAGTCCGCGTGAAATTAAAGTGAGGTGAAAATCAATGGCTATTCAAATGAAACGCCAAGGTGGAGGGGTATCGAATAATGCAACTGCGATTACTCCTACTGCTCTTGCTTATGGCGAAATTGGCATTGATAGTGCGGGTAATATTTATTGCGGCAATGGTAAAACTCAAGTTACCTCACAAGTTAAAAATGCTGCTAATGTTCTTTTTTTATATAAAGGGGCCTATAAGAAAAATGGGTGGATTGAGAATAGCGTAAATAATACTTGGTCTTAGACAGTTACAATTACCGCTCAAGATGGTGGTCCTGCAATTAAAGCAGATTTTACATTGTCTGCACCCATGGCCGCGTAGACGGACAACCGTGAAACTAATGAGCAACGTCAAGATGCTCTTAGCGTAATTGCTGCAGGCAAATGCACTCCAAATGATAGTGGTCAAATCACTTGTTTGGTTTTTGAAAAACCATCAATAGACCTTGATGTTTATTGGTATGCACGATTGTCTGGCGGTTACGATTCAATGGTAGATGCACAAGGGGTCGGCTCTATTGTTGACTCTGCTGTAAATAAAGCAATAGATGATTTAAAATCAAATATTTCTTCTATTGTTGATAATGCAATTAATAGTAGTAATGTATATACTAAAATCAATGGGGTTTGTGCAGTTTATCGCGCGAAGTATTTAGCTTCAGGTTGGATGGCAGTGTCTTCTGGCGGTTATAGTTATTACCAACAAGTAACCACTTTTAAGGTATCTGATGGCAATGCTAATTTAAATGCGTCAAGTATATTCTTGACTCCTGGTTTCTTTTTGCCGAGTGGCACAGCATCAACTGATGCAGCTTACGCGCAAGCAATGGGTATTATCAATGACGGTTATTCAACAAGTGGTACAAATAAAATTATGACCTATACTACAACTAAACCAACTAGTGACATATGGGTCTATTGGGTGGTTAGAGAAGCAGTATGATTTATGACGAATTAACTGGCGAAGTAATTGAGAATCCAGACCTTACAAAAGGCAAGGTTTATACTGAAGAAAAAGTTATTGGGCATAAAGAAGCCCAACGAGTTCTTCTTGAAGGTAGTATAACTGATTTTGATCCAGAGGGTTGCTGGATGGAGATACCAGCTGAAAACATAACTGAAACTGTCGAGAAGTATCACAAGTATACTATTGACGAATTGATTGAACAACAATAGGCCGCAATCAAACCAAATGACACTTCAATTTCTCAAGAAAAAAAACTTGAGTTATTGCTTAATGCCATCCCTACTGCCGCTTATCCAACTGAATCGCCTAAGGTAGGCTATAAATGGTCTCCAATGTATAATAGCGAAGCGGGATTTGGTTGGGAAATGGTAGCTGATCCTGATGCTTTTGGCACTTAGGAGAGACCTTTATATTGGAAAGAAGGTATGGAAGTTAAAGCTGGATACTATTATACAGACAAAAGTGAAAGAATAATGCTTGCTGTCGGGAATGGTGTGCCAGATTACTTTGGACAATACACTTTTATGGAAGAAATGATTAGTCAAGAGGTATAAGTTTATGGGTACTTTATCTAGGGGGGGGGCTACAAACCTCGACTCATTTCATAATGATATTATTAGTGAAATAATAAATTTAATTTATCCTGTTGGTTCAATTTATACAACAGTTTCAGAAAACAACCCTTCTAATTTTTTAAAGGGAACAAATTGGGAAAAAGTAGGAGAAGGACGAGTATTAATGGGCGCGGATAGTGCTCATGGAGTTGGAACTACAATTGATAGTGGATTGCCGGACATAACTGGTCAATTAAAAGGAGTGGAAGGAGCATCAAATAAAGCTTACACTTGGGGTTTTAAGCCGGGGAATAATGGAGCATTTAGAGTGGCTTAGTCTCTTGGCATTTATAATGTTTATAATGGGGCATATTCTATCCCAAATGGCTCGACTGCGGATTTTAAAGCATCTTACTCTAATTCTATTTATGGCGCCAGTCCCATAGTTCAACCTCCTGCTTTCTTCTGTTATTTTTGGAAACGATTAAGTTAAGGAGTATAATATTATGGCATCTTTAGCACGGGGGGGGGCTAGATTTAGATAAAATCTGGCCTATTGGTTCAGTCTATATAAGTGTCAATTCGACTGACCCTAGTAGTTTATTCGGCGGGAAATGGGAGCAATTAAAAGATAGATTTTTGCTTGGCTGCGGAACTAAAATTAATGGAACAATTGGCGGAGAAGAAAATCATACACTTTCTATTAATGAAATGCCAAGTCACAACCATAATGCTGTTTCCACGAGTGGGCAATCAGAAACTTTAAACTTATATCCTTTTTCAATGGTGACGTCTTAGTATAATGTAGTAGATACTAATGTTATTCGTCCCACAGGTGGAGGATAGGCCCATAATAATATGCCTCCTTATCTCGCTGTTTATATGTGGAAAAGAGTGTCATAATATGTTCTAAGGAGCATTATTATGTCAAATGTAGGAAAGATGAGTCAAGTGCTTAATGCTTATCCAGTTGGCTCGATTTATATGAGCATAAATAGTACGAATCCTGGAGAGTTATTTGGTGGCACTTGGGAATAGATTCAAGGAAGATTTTTGCTTGGATAGGGTTCGGGTTATTCTGCGGGTACAGTTGGCGGAGAAGCGAATCATGCGCTATCTGATAATGAGATGCCCAGTCATAGGCACTGGATTACTTCCGCAACCTATGATGATGGAAATGGTTCAGGAACTGGTGGCAATAGTCAGTATTATGGGTTATGGGCAGATGCTGGTGGCTATTCAGCAGATGATAGTTGGGGAAACTATGGACGATATTCCGCGTGGGCTGGTGGCAATGGCTCAGGGCAAGCTCATAGAGATGTCGTTGCGCACAATAATATGCCTCCTTATCTTGTCGTATACATTTGGAAACGAACGGCTTAATCATTAGTTTGACTTTTCTTTCTATTGATGATATAATAAAATAGTAATCAAATATTAAGGATGATTTTTATGGGGCAAATTCCTAATTTTGGTGCCCCCCCCCCAGATAGCAGCTTAACGGTATCTGGTAAGGCAGCTGATGCCAAAGTGGTGGGCGATAAAATCAGCACAATTAATGAAGCACTTTCTGCGTTAAAAACAACAAAAACTACATTAGGAGATTGGACTTGTTTAACTCTTGATTGTGGTATAAAAATGTGTTTTTTCAAAGGACGATATGGAAATACTGCTATTACAAGTTCTGAAGGTTCTCTTTATTGGGCTTCCTTTTCAAAAGCGTTACCAGCTGGATTTTTTACCGCTTATCCTTGCGTCCAATGTCAATGTGAAGTAGAATCTGGCTGGGCTTTATAGTTAGTTTTAAATCCTAATAGCTCAGCCAATACATTAAATGGTTGGTTTTATACAAATCAGTCTAAAACAGTTAATCCTTATATTCATATTTTTTGTATAGGAGTTTAAATATGGGGTATATTCCTTCGATTAGTCCCCCCCCCCCCGATAGTACACTTTCTATTGCGGGGAAAGCAGCTGATTCAAAAGTTGTAGGGGATTAGATTTCAAATCTAACATCGTCTTTAAATACAAAATTCTTTTCATCTGAAATTCCAGCTAATTCGACTTTAAGCTAGTCGTTTGACAAATTACGTTACGGACATGGGCAATGTGGTTCTGTTTATTTATCTGCATCAAATGGTGTACCGGCTTCGTGGTATTGGTATATTTATATACCTCATCGAGATGGTGGTAACGCCAGTGGCAGCGACAATATGGATTATGGTATTTTACTATTATTTGATTTTTGGTCAAATGCTTTTTATATCGTGCGTTATACAAATGGCACGATTAATGTCCGTTCAATTTAAATATTAAGGAGAAATTTTTATGGGGAGTATTCCTAGAGCTAATACCCCCCCCCCGTAATAGATAAAACTCTATCGGTGGAGGGTGCAGTAGCAGAAAGTAAAGCGGTTGGTGACAAATTTAATTCAACAATTTTATCTTCGCCGTTATATAAATCAAAATTTGTTACCGGCTTAGGAATTTACAATTACAATTTTGGCCAACTTGCGACTAATGTAATTACAAAATATCAAGATGGTTCTTTTCTTGTTGAAATTACATTTGTAGGACATTAGCATAGCATTAGCTCAAATTCAGCTTTTGATTGGCTAAGCGGCAATGGCTTAACAGAAGACGCAAAAAGTCTAACTGGTAAAAGCAATTATAAACCAACAGCTAATTGTTTCCCCCTATTGGGCAAAGGAGTAATTCCTGCCGAAGAAGGATATAGTCCTTATGTTAGATTAACTGGAATTAATGGACATCTAAGAGTTGGACGTATTTATGAAGCAACTGCCAATCTAGGTGATTATCAGAACTCTGCATAGCACACTGGTAATTATAGTTTTAGAATTACTTTAATTCTTTATTAATTATATAAAATTCTTAATGTTAGTGCTCTCCAATATGGAGGGCACTTTTATTTTAGAACAAAATTTTTTATAGGAGGAAATCGCAATGGATATACTCCTTTTCGGAACTCTCCGAAAATATATCGACGATACTCTTCAAGGCATGGGCGCGCTCAAAGGTGAAAAAGGCGACCGTGGAGAAAAAGGTGCCCAAGGTCCAAAAGGTGATAAAGGTGACAAGGGAGACAAAGGCGCTCAAGGACTTCGCGGTATTCAGGGCTTAACTGGTGCCACTGGCGCGAAAGGTGAACGTGGCGCTCAAGGTATTCAAGGATTAACCGGACCTCAGGGTATTCCTGGTGTGCAAGGCATTCAAGGTCCAAAGGGTGACAAAGGCGACAAAGGTGAGCAAGGTCCCGTTGGCAAACGTGGTGTTCCCGGAGTTAATTACAACATTAAATACTTCTTGTCTACTCTTAATGAATTAAATGCCATCACTCCTACTACTGGTTATGACGAAGCTATTTTTGCTTACGTCGCAGAAAACAAATCAATTTATTATTCTTATGAAAGTTCTCCTTGGGCTTTTTTCTCTGATGCGTCTAACCTTTAGTTTGCACGCGGAGAGCAAGGTGAGCAGGGTCCCCAAGGTGAGAAAGGTGACAAGGGTGACCAAGGCATTCAAGGTATCCAAGGATCGCAAGGCATCCAAGGTCCTCAAGGTCTCCAGGGCATCCAAGGAGCTAAAGGAGATAAAGGCGACAAAGGCGACAAAGGCGACCCTCTCACTTGGAATGAAGTTCCAGCCTCAGCGCGTAAAGAACTTAAAGGTGAGAAAGGCGACAAAGGCGACACTGGTGATTCTGGTGTCTATTACGGTCCAACCGAACCCAAAATCGACCAAGAGAAACTTGTCTGGATTGATTCGTCAAAAGAAGAATCAGCTACTACTATCGACATTGCCAACATTCCTGGACTTCAACAAGAACTTGATTCTAAAGTCCAACTTCCAGCCGAAGTCACAGAAGGAACTCAACTCTTTCCAGTCATAACTTCAAAAGGTACATCATGGGTCACTCTTGAAGAAACTGTCAACGGAATTGTTAGTGAATGTGTAAATATCATCGTGCGTGGCACAGACAATGCGACTCTTAAAGGCACTGAAATTTATCTTCACGATGTAACAACTGACACTATATCTACTTTTGAATGGAATGGAACCAGTTTGACCATTTATGTTTTAAATGGACATAAATATTTTATTAGTGGAGCTGAAGTTGAAGGATATGAGCCTGCTGCGGATAGCTTACAATATATTGCGCGAGCGGCATAGACTCGTACAATCACTTTATCTTATCCTCGCTCAGAAGAAGCAGAGTATGGTATTCGATTCTTAATTGAATCATCAGATCCATCGTGTGAGCGTGTAGTAGTCAAAAATAATATTACAACTTATGGCGAAGATACGGGTTTAGTGGCCGCTATTGGTAGCAAACTCACTATGCCTAAAAACAGTTTTGACGACATCTATCCTTGGTCAGATATTCGTATTGTAACCGATTCTGATAATGCTGCCGAGGCCGCGCAAATAATGGTTAAAATTCCAAAGTATTATGTCAAGGTCACTGTTGATGATACTTATGAAACTTGGATGATTAGTCGCTATAAAAAAGCGGGATACCGCGTCGCAAAAATGTTTGCTCGTCCTGATGGAACTGAAGCAGATTATTATGAATATGCCCGTTATGAAACCAGCGATACTAATCGTTCTCAAACTGGCGTTACTCCTCAAAGTTCAACCACTATTGAAGCATTTAGAACTGCTGCTCTTGGATTAGGTGATAATTGGCACCCAGCTGGGCTTGCAGACCGTACCGATGGACTTCAGATGTTAATGACTATTGAATTTGCTACTCGCAACATTCAGTCAATAGCAGAAGGTTTGGTTAATTCTAAAACCGTTTCTGATTGCGGTTTGACCGATGGTTTAACCATTACCGAAGATTCAAAGGGCATTAAGCCTTATTCTGGTATTGTTAAAAATGCTTTTTCTTATCGTGGAATTGAAAACCCTTACGGTAATTTACTTGAATATGCTGATGGTATTATTCTGAACAATTCTCGTGTATACTATTGCGACGATTGGACTCGTTGGAGTAATTCAATCAATTCAAGTTACGTTCAAGCTGTTGGTACTATTCCAACTTCAAGCGGGTTTATTACTAAATTGAATTATAATGAAGCTAATCCTTGGATGCGTTTGCCTAGCGAAGTAGTCGCTGCTGGCGATAGCGATAGTAATTATGGCGACTATTATAATGCCCCAACCGCAGATTATACCTTGCCAGTTTATGGCGGCGGTTATTCTACTAATTTGCGCGCGGGCTTATTCCACTGGAATTGTACTCGTACTTTTAGTGAAACAAATAGAGACATTGGTTCTCGTTTGGCTCGTAGTTTTTAAGAGGTGATTGAAATGAGAATATCAAAAGCAACAAGCGAAATTCGTCCTCAAGATACTATTGAGCAATTATCAGCTAATCGTTTTTCTTGTCGCATTTGCGCGGACATCGTTGAAACTGTTGATGGTTTTAACTTCACTAGTTATCGAGATTCATTCAGTGCATCTTCTTATCCAGAATTACTTGTGAATATTATCCACACTCGTTATACTTATGATGACGAAAATAATTTTATTAATGATTACATTGCGGAAGGTATGACTAAAAAATATCAAGACTACCGCAATTTTGTTGCTTGGGCTAAATCCCAAGCAAAATCTTATTTTAAGGAGGACTAACCTATGCCTATAATGCAGCTATATGATAAAAATACAAGCACTTGGCAAGAAGTTCCTGCTTTAAAAGGTAGCGCCGCGAAAATAGAAGTCGGTACAGTAAAAACAATACCAGCTACGGAACAAGCAAAAGTAACGAATGTCGGTACAAATACTAATGCAATTTTTAATTTTTAGCTTCCTCGTGGTATGGATGGTATTACTCCCATTCGAGGTACTGATTATTGGACAGCTGCGGACCAATAGCAAATCGTTAAGGATGTCTCTGATAAAATGAATTATCAGTTTACAGATTTGATGAATGCTATTCAAAATAAACCAGTTACTTACATTTTTGATGATAAGGCTTCTCTTGATGGCGCGCTCAATCTAACTAATAACACCATCATTTATAATGGAAAAGAGTGTAAGTTAAATCCCGGCGACGTGTTTCTTTTGGTTTCAGCTAATGAACCAGATTATTGGTTTGGCGAGGATTCTAATGGTGAGAAACTTCATGAACTTGACGCGCGGAAAATGGAATTAACTGAATATGTTAAATCAAGTCAATTTCAAGTGATGGATATTGATGCTTATAATGCCATTGATACAAAAGATCCAAATACATTCTATTTCATTGTTGAAAAATCAGACCCAACTTCTAGCAATGAGGAGGCAACAATCTAATGCCTATCTTCATTGACAATAAACGAGTTTAGCTCATCTACAAAGGTGAAACTCCTATTGAAGAAATTCATACTCAAAATGCGACTATTTGGACTCCAAAAGCAGATTTTGCTACGGCTTCATGGGCTGAAATTAAAAAGTGGATTGAAAAGGGCACTTGGAAAGAATAGAATTGGAGCGAAGGAGATACTCATACTATTCATATGAAGGATGGTCATATTCTTACTGCTCGAATTCTTGCAATATATGATGGACGCGAAGAAAAAGCAACTTACAAAGGTTAGATTGATAGAGATGAAAATAATGCAAAGCCGCATATGATTCTTGAACTAACCACTTGTTTGCCAGATTCTTATTCTATCAATCCAGAGCCAGAAGTAGAAAATACCCCTCAATCTTGGGGTACTTCAAATCTTTACAAGTTAATGTCTCCTGGCGGCGAGATATATGACAATCTGCCAAATGAACTTCAATCAATGATTATTCCTGTAATGAAAAAATCTGGTATTAGTGGCAAGATTCAAAATTCAACTCCTGAAACCACTAAGTCTTATCTTTTCCCGCTCTCAATTCGAGAATATGTCGCAAAAGGCAATATTACAAGCGAAATTAACAACGATGAAGGCAATCAATATCAATATTATATTGATCATCCTGGTTATGTTGTTAAAAAAGAATATGGCGGTGATAAAAATATCGTCTATTACACTCGTTCCGCAATGCAAGCTGAAAATGAACTTTATGAATACTTTTGGGCTATTGGCGGTGCGAATAACTATGCAACTTATCCATCCTATATTAGTTTAGGAACAAGTTTTGCATTTTGTATTTAAGGAGGTCTATTATGGGTTTTAGCACTTTTAAGCAGGGCGCAGATAGTTATTATGAGTTTGTTTGCGATTCTGTTGATGATATTGCTAGTCTTCCTACTGATTGCGCGCCTGGCTCTGTTGCTTTTGTTATTGAAGGCTCAGTTTGCTATATGTTAAACAATCAAAAGACATGGAAGCCTATTTGATTTTATGAAACTTTACGGAAGTATTGCGAATTATAACTCTATATCTGGCGCAATTAATCCAGCGGG